CGCCACGGCCATCACCCCCGGCCAGCTGATCGTCCTGTCGTCCGGCGAGTTCACTCCCGCCGGCGCCACGACCGTCGGCAAGGTCTGGATCGCCCAGGACAACTACCTTGCCATGAAGGGCGTCGATGACGCTTACGCGGCGGATGACGTCGTGATCGGCATGGAGCTGTTGGACGAGCAGTTCTTCAACGGCCGCGTCGCCAATGGCGTCAACATCTCGGCTGTGGGCACCGCCCTGACGCCGGGCGCCAACGGCACGCTCGCCATCGCCTCCACGTCGGACCTGGTCATCGGGTACGCCGAGGAAATCTACAACAACACCTCGGGTGCTGAGCAACTCGTGCGGTTCCGTGCCGCCACGAATGGCCATCTGACCGCCGCAGCGTAAGGGAGCAAGAACGATGCGCTACTTCGACGAACAGCTCGTCGCCAACTCCCGTCCTCACCAGCAATGGTGGGGCGAGGTCAGCATGGCGCGCGAGCACTTCCACCGCACCGAGGACGCCCACGCGGCGCTCTACGGTGATGTCTCGGGCATCCAGAACGCTTCGGCGATCCTGCCCCGTGACGCCTGGCTGGAGCTGGACACCATCACCACCCGCGTCATGCGGGACGATGGCGGCAACGTCTTCATGTCCGACCTGCTGGCTCTGGCCAAGCCGGTCAACATCGGCAAGCTGGTCCACATGACCCGCGTGGCCTCGGACACCAACAACCCGGTCGTTCGCTCCATGAGCGGGCAGGTTCCGGTGCCGATGGACAAGACGGTCTACGACTACCGGGGCACCGTCGTGCCGATCTTCTCGGACGGCTACGGCCGGGAATGGCGCGAATGGAACACCCTGCAGTCGGAGAACTTCGACGCGCTGGGCGACGACCAGGAAGGCTCCCTGGACAAGCTGAACCGCAACATGGCCGACTACGTCCTGGACGGCGATGCGACGATCAAGTTCCAGGGCTACGGCGCCACCGGCATCCGCACCAACACCCTGTCCAAGACGATCAACCTGGGCACGGCCGGCGGCGGCGCCAACATCGACCTGTCGGCCACGGCCACCACTTCGGACGCGATCGACACCTTCTTCACCCAAACTCTGGGTGCGATGCTGGACGCCAACCTCATCAGCGAGGCGGTCAACATCTACGTCTCGCCCGAGATCATGCGGAACCTGTCACGTCAGTATTCCAGCGCTGAAGGCTTCAAGGGCGGCACGCTGCTGGAACACCTGCTGAAGAACCCCCGCATCAACAAGATCGAGCGGACCTTCAAGCTGACGGGCAATCAGTTCTTCGGCTTCGTGCCGAATGCCCGCTACATCCGGCCGATCATCGGCATGGCGGTGAACACGACCGCGATGGCGCGCCCCAACCCGACGGACAACTACCAATTTCTCAATATGGGCGCGATGGGGCTGGAGATCCGGGCCGACTACAACGGCAAGACCGGCGTCTTCTACTCCACTGACATCGACAGCTAAGGCGGCGGGGCCGGGGCTTCGGCTCTGGCCCTTCCTCCTGCAGGAAAGGCGCACACATGAGCGTTCGTATCTCCATCACCGCCGGCGGCATCTACGATGCGACCGGCTCCGAAATCCCGGTCGGCACCGAGCTGACTGTCAAGGCTGAGCCCAAGGGCTGGGCTGGTCGCTATACCGTCCTGTCCGACTCCAAGGGCAAGACCGCCGTCACCAACGACAGCGCCCCGGCCGGCCCCTTCACCGTCAACGACGGCGGCAAGGGCTGGTGGGACATCCTCGACGCCAAGGGCGAGAAGGTCGGCAAGTCTGTTCGTGAAGACGACGCCAAGGCCTTCGACACCATGTCCGACGAGGAAAAGGCCGCCTTCGCCGCTGAACACGCCAAGGCCGCGTTCGACGCCGATCAGAAGAAGGCCTGACCTACACAGCAGGTTGTGGTAAAGAGGCGAGCCCGCCGAGTGTTGACGCACCACGGCGGGCTCTAACCACCATCACCTGTCAGGAGGTAACGATGGCTGACCGACGCATATGCGCGGTAGAGGGCTGCGACAAGGCGGCCAAGCGTATCGGCTGGTGCAGATTGCATCACGAACGTTGGCAGAGGCACGGCGATCCGACGGCGGGCAGAGCGTCCCCGAGAACCGGCTGTGACGTTCCCGGCTGCCACAAGCCGCACGAGAGTCGCGGTTACTGTTCCGCTCACTACGACAAGTGGAAGAAATATGGTGACCCGCTCGCGGGCCTGATCAGCACAGGACCAGGGGAGCCGATGGCGTTCCTTGAGTCACACAGACTTGACCCAGACGGTCCGTGCCTCGTGTGGCCCTTCTCGCTCGATCCGAAGGGGTATGGACGGGTCGTGTCTAACGGTAGGCCAACGCCGGCGCACCGGGTGATGTGTTTGCTGCGGTACGGGCCTCCGCCGACAGAAGGTCATGTTGCGGCCCACTCCTGCGGAAACGGCTCGGGCGGTTGCGTCCATCCGAGACACGTCCGCTGGGCCACGGCGTCAGAAAACGAGCAGGACAAGGTGGTGCACGGCACCAGCAATCGTGGCGAACGGTGCGGAAGCGCCAAGCTGACGGAAGACGACGTTCGCACCATCCGAGGCCTTGAAGGCCATATGACGCAACAAGGCATAGCGGACAGGTTTGGCGTCCACCTGATGACGGTGAACAGCATCCTGCGCCGGAAGAACTGGAGTTGGCTGAAATGAGCTTCGGGTCAGACGAAGGCTTCCAGTCATGGCTAGCTGAGCAGGGTCAATCTCTGCCAGGGGGGGCGCCGACCGCGCCCGTCCTGAGGCGGAAGGGCAGCGATTACATCAACGCGACGTACGGCAGTAAATTCTCTGGGGTGCCGACGGACGGCATTGCCCAGATCGACTCTTGGCCGCGCGCCGGAGCCAAGGCCTACGGGCAGACCATTCCCGACGACGTCATTCCGGTCGCTGTAGAGCAGGCCTCCTATGCGGCAGCCTTCCATGAGGCAGAGAACCCCGGCTCTCTCAGCGTCGCCGCATCGCACGCTGGTGCCCTGAAGCGCAAGAAGGTTGACGTCATCGAGAGGGAGTATTTCGAGGGCACCGGAGACGCGGTCGCTGATGCGACCGTGCGTCTGTCCTCGGTTGAGGGCCTGCTGGCTCCCTTCCTGCGCCCTGAGAGCACTTCGGCCTGCCTCGGCCTATGGTCGGTTGGCTGACATGCTGACCTGTGCGACTGTGGCGGCCGTGGCGAAAGAACCTGAACAAGAGCGCGAGACCGCGCACCGGATGCCCGGCCGCATGGCGACCGCGACCATCATCGAGGTCGTGACCACGGCCGACCTGATGCAGCAGGCGATCTACGAGGGCCATCCGCAGGAGCGGGTTGAGCATCTTCGCGAGGTCGCTCGCTCGCAGTTCGAAGCCTATCTCGATCTCATGGCCGAAGCGGCCGTGCGCGTCCGAGCGCTTAACCCCTAACCATCATGGCCAGGCGCCCGGCTCAACAGCGGCTCTTCCGAGAGCTGGCGGCGAAGTATGGCCTGGAGGTCGCCCAGGCCTTCATGGCGGCGGTGAAAGACCTGACCCGCGAGGTGGAGTTCCAGAAGCTGCTGCTGGCCCTGGAGCGCCGCGATCTCGACGCCGCTATGCAGGCCCTGCACATCGATCGGGCCGCGTTCCAGCCCCTGGAAGCCAAGCTGGTCGAGGCCTTCACCGCTGGGGGCCAAGGCGCCGTCGCATCCATGCCGGCCGCCGTGTCCATCGGGTTCAGGTTCGACCCCGGCAATCAGCGCGCCGCCGCGATCATCCGCGAGATGGCCGGCACGCTCATCACCCGCCTGACACAGGGCGAAATCGACCATGCCCGCGCATTCCTCGCTGACGGCATGGCGCGGGGGGCCGGGCCCCGGTCTGTGGCGCTGGATCTGGTCGGAAGGCTGAATAGGGCCACAGGACAGCGGACAGGCGGGATCATCGGTCTATCCAACCCACAGCGCGCCTACGTCATCACGGCGCGGTCAGAACTGATGTCCGACAATCCAGCTCTGCTGCGGAACTATCTGACGCGCAGTCGTCGCGACCGTCGGTATGATAGGTTCGTCACGGCGGCGATCCGTGACGGCAAGAAAATCGATGCCGCCACCGCCCGCGAGATGACGCGGGCCTATTCCGCCCGTCTCTTGAAGCTCCGAGGCGAGGTCATTGCGCGCACTGAAGGTCTTCCGGCTATTCGGGCAGCTAAGCACGAGGCCTATCAGCAGTTGGTCGATGACGGACGGATCGACGCCGCCGACATCCGCAGGACTTGGCACACGTCGACGGACGGCCGCCAGCGCGACACGCACGACGCAATGAACACGCAGGTCGTTGAAGGCCTTGACGGCGTCTTCACCAGCCCCAGCGGCGCTCAGTTCCGATACCCCGGCGACACCTCGTTGGGTGCCGGCGCCGCCGAGGTGGTGGCTTGTCGGTGCGACGAGAGCATTTCGGTCAAACCTAAGGAGCCATCGTGAGCATCATCACAGGCGTTGCTCAGGAA